GAAAGTAAAGACGTTCACATTAACATTGATAATCTTACTATCAATTCAGGTTGTGGAACACTACCATCTATATGCCCAAACTGTGGCTCACAACTAGACTTTGGGCGTAGAATTGAAGAAGAGTTAATCTGTAGAGATAAGTGTGGGTTTGTCATTCTTTATCAGGAGTGAATATGACCAAAGATAAATCAATAATACTACAACAAATGATTGATTGGTTAGAGATTAGCGGCTATGTATTTGACGAAGATAGGGACTGTTGGGCTATAGCATGGTCCATGAGAGTTGGGTATGACTATACTGATTTAGAATTTAGAAGCTCTGGCACAGGTAGGTATGCTAACTCATTAGATGCTATTATCGGACATCATGCTAGTGGTAGTAACCCTAGAATGATATTAGGACAATGTGATACTCTTGAAGACGTTATAAGAACACATGAAGCCGTTCGTTTGATTAATGGCTACCCAAAACCAGAGTTAGGTAAGAACTAGTGGCTAAGATAAACGTAGTATTTGACGCTTCAATGCTAGATATGTTTCGGCTATGCGAATGTCGATATAATTATGCTTATAATCTACACATAAGATTACCGGAGAAAGCCGCTCCATTAGACCGTGGAACCCTAGTTCATATAGGTAATGAAGTCTATTATGAAGCATTGAAGAATGGAGTTAAATATCAAGATGCTGTCAATGCAGCACTCTCTAAGATACGTGAAGCTGGTGTTATTCTAACTGATTTAAATAATGAAGTTATAAGCCGCGTCGTTGATGTTATGGAAGAGTATTACGATTACTGGCGAGTAGATGACCAAAGGTTTCAAATTGTTTCTGTTGAACAACCATTTATTTATCTTCTATATGAAGATGATGATATTCGTATACATATGGCTGGTAAGATTGATTTACTCATTAATGATAATCAATATACTAATCTACCATACGATCACAAGTCGTATGATAGAGCATGGGATACTCACAGAATGAGTAATCAATTTAAGAATTATTGCTATGCTACTAAATCCAATTATCTAAGAGTAAACAAAATAGGATTTCAAAAGACTTTGAAACCACATGAAAAATTTATCAGGGTTCCCCTTAGCTATGACCCATTAATACTTGAAGAGTGGAAGAACAATATAGTTAAAGTAGTAATGCATTACCTCACTTGTGTAGCAGAGAATTCTTGGCCAATGAATGAGACTTCATGTGATAAGTTTAACAGAAGATGTGATTACTTTAGAATTTGCGATTCTTCAGGCTTAGCCGCTAAGAATTATAAGATTAATTCAGACTACATTCAAGTAGAGCCTTGGGATGTGACTAAAGTAATGCGCAAGGCTAGCCAAATTCTAGATGACGAACGGTCGAAGAAGGAGGCTAATGCTAATGGATGAAGCCACACTTAAAAAGATAGAAAAGAAACTTAAGAGAGTATTAGACCAGTATAAAGTTGGTGTATTCATAATAATCCAATCTGATGATGATAATGGCTGGCATTATATGGGCAATATGTGTCCTGTATGTGTTAGTGAAAGTATGGTAGAATGGGTTGATGATGAGAATATATCACACTCTAAGAAAGACGGAGTTTTTCATTGAAAGGATAAACGTGAGCTCAAAATTAACAAAACCGATTAATTCTATTCCAACATGGCTAGCAGTGACAGTTATGTCTGTTATACTTTGGGTAATAATGCCTTTAATATTGTTCGTTTGGGGCATACCGTGACATTGGTAACAAGATGCAGAACTCAAAGCACATACACAAACTAAAGAGACACAAGTATAAGACTGGTAATACAGTCTTTTTCTGTACACTACCGGACTGTGGATTTAAGATAGACGTTGCGCTATCGTTAGGAAAGAGAACTTTATGTAATCTATGTAATACTGAATTTATTATTAATGAATACACAATGAAATTAGCAAGACCACACTGTGAGAATTGCAGTAAACAAAAGGTGAGAGGAGTTGATGGAAAAAATCATTACGTCCGTAAATCAAACATTGCTGTTCTCTCAACAATTGCAGATGAGAATGCTGAAGATTTGCGGTTACGTCTTGAGAATGCCATTTCACCTACTAACGAAGGTGATATTTAGATGTAGGCATAAGCATGCATTTAAGACAACTGAAGGAAATAGAATGTTTCTCATATGTCCTGACTGTGGTTGGGAGAGTGAAGGATGGAGTATTAAATGATTATCAGACTCGACTATGATAATGATTGTATTAAGATAGGAAGTGACCAAGCAATTGGTAGTTATGATGAGAAGGGAATTCTAGTTTTTAATAAAATTAAGGATATGAATAGATTCAAAGAAGTATTGTGTGAAGTAGTTAATATGATAGTATCAATGGAAAATATCTATAGCAATAGACACCTTGATAACATATCAATTGATAAGCAAGATGAAGGCCAGCTCTGGGGAATTGAGGAGTATTAAATGAGTCCAAAAGCAAGTGAGATGATTATTGATAGCCAAGCTAGTATTCTACTTAAAGGTCCATTTGGATTTGGCAAGACACTCGCTGCAGCAAGCTTCGCTCTTGAAGGACCGATACACATATCATACTGGGATAAGAAGAAACCAGTAGAACTTGAACATTTCTTCAGACGTATTATTAAGAGACCTGATTTACTAAATAGAATAGAATATGATGTATATAATTCTCATAATGCAAATGAGTATTTGAATAAACTAATAGGGTTTATTAAAGATTGTAGATATTTTGCTATAGTTAATGATTCAGTAACTAACATGACATCAGCCGCTGTTAATTGGAGCTTAGGCTTTAGAGACAATAAGAAAGCTAAAGATAAAGATAAGTTAATACCAGATTTTGATGAGTACAAGGTTGAAACTTCTCTTGTTACGCAAGCATTAGATATTTGTAAGGCTCTACCAGTCCATGTTCTCTGGACATGCCATCCTGTTCCATCAATCAAGATTGAAGGCTCTGGAAGTAATATGAAAATTATTAAAACTAATCCTATTGTCACCTATGGTAGTAAGGTGGCAGGGATTGTTCCAGGTAACTTTAGTGAGATATATCATTTCTCACGTCGTTCTAATTGGGACGCAACCTCTGGAAAACCATCTATTCAATATATAGTATCTACTCAGGGAGTTGCAGAAGATGATTTTGCCAAGAGTAATTTAGGTTTAACTGGAGATATGGATATTACTAATAGACTATTCTATGAAGTTTGGAAAGAACAAGTTCAAAAGCTAAAGGAGGTGAATAATGCCGACAGGTTAATAGCAGAAGAAACACCAATCAATCCATTTGCAAATCAAACTAATCAATCAACTAATCAACCAACCAACAAAACCTGGAATCCAGAAAAAGGAAACTACGAATGAGAGCAATCCTTACCCCAGACGATTTAAAACGTGGAGACTTGGCAGAAGTCGGCTGGCATCCAATGGAAATTACTGATTACATTGAGAAGCCAGCAGACACAGATGGTTCAACTAATTGTATTTTTCTCTTTAAGATTATTGATGGGCCAAACAAAGGCATTAGCCCACAGAAGTTATTCAATGAGAAAGCACTAGGATTTGGTAAGAGTCTGTGGCTAGTTCTTTTCGGACCATCAGACCCAGTTAAGGGATATGAATTGAGTTCAGAAGCATTCAAGTCTAAGATTGGAGCTAAGGTTAAGGGATATATCAAGAGAGGTAAGTCAAATAAAGGTAATGAATTTAACGACGTTGTTGATTTCATGCCTCTTGGATAATTATCATGCCAATAGACAAACCATATGCATATCACAAGCCTAGCGTAGATGGATTGACTAAAATCAGTCGTTTACGTGAGCATTTTAGTGAAGGTGAAAGACTAATTAGAGAGATTTGTCCTACATCTCGACATCAGTCAGTTGCTCTCACAAATAACGAAACAACAGCTATGTGGGCAATTAAAGCCGTTATCTTTAATGACCCAAATAGTGAAGTAGAGAATAGCTAAGATAATTATTTACCTTGCTTTCGGCGAGTTAAACCTATAGACTTCGCTGGATACTGAAGGCTGATTCTAGAACAGAGTGCCTGAAATGAAAGTCAGAATAAAGTGGTTCTGGAAGCAGGGTGCTTATTATGATAGCTACAGTTTGTAAGTCCTGTCGAATAGTAATCAAAACAATAACAGATAGATGTAGATGGTGCGGCTCACAACACGTTGAAGTTAAGTTTGTTAATGAGACTGAAATAATACATAAACATGGTCATGACTACTTAAGGGAGAGAAAGAAAAAAATGAGTAAACCAGAAAATGTAAAATGTCCTGAGTGTGACGGAGAAATGGTATCACGTAAGAGTCAATATGGAGTATTTTGGGGATGCAAACAGTTCCCCAAGTGTAAAGGAACTAGAGATAGTATGGGACGTAGTAAAGCAGAAGCTAAGGCAGAACGTGATGCTGAAAAGGATAATAAAGAAGAAGATAATAGTGAATGGCAAAGAAATACTGAAGATAAGATATCATTTAATCGGAAATAAACTTGAAATCTCCTCCTATAAAACCACACTGGCTAGAACGCGCTGTAAGTATTCATCAATTCCATATACATCAATTAAGAGACGAGCCAGATTGGACAATAAAGAAAACGGCTGAATCTCTTAATCGTTCTATTGGTTCTGTTTCTCAAGACTTGCTATTAGCTAGTTGGGTCAAGACTCATGAGAAACAGTTAAGACATTTTGTATCTATGAAGGATGCATTAGAATTTGTGCGTTCTAAAGAGAGAGAAATAAGATTAGGGGAGGTAGAATTATGATGGAATTTGATGATATAGTAGATGACCCATATCGTAAATGTGAAATTTGTGATATCAGATATCATGAGGAGTTTGGAAGGACTTGTGCTGAATGTGATATTTGGATTTGTAATAACTGTTGGCCTGAGCATATTGCAGATGAAAGACATCCTTAATGCCTAGCCATCCTGATAGAGTCAGAAAGAATTACATAAAAGAATCTATAAAATATTATCCATGTGAAAGGTATACAGAACACGTCATTATAGATGGCAAATGTTTTATGTGTGAGAGAACAGAAAAAGAAATTAAAGAGATAAAAAAGACTGATGCCTAGATATGTAAATGGAGTCGGACCACTAGAGCCAGATTTGATGGCTATAGGTGAAGCTCCTGGTAAACAAGAGGATGACACAGGTATTCCATTCCATCCAGATGCACCATCAGGAAGAATAATAACTGATTGTTTAACAAAGGCTGGAGCTAGACGTTCTGAAGTTTATATCACAAATGTATCTAAATATCAGCCACCATTCAATGATTTCAAGAAGTTATTTCTTATTGACATAGACATTAATGAGCAAATAAAGAATCTTTGGGATGATGAGATATTCAAATTACGTCCTAAATGTATTCTAGCTATTGGAGATGAGGCTCTACAAGCTACTACTGGATATTCCGGAATTCTAAATTATCGTGGTAGTATATTATTAGCAAAGGATGGAGTTACAAAGGTAGTTCCTACAATACATCCAGCCGCTTTGTTCAATCGAGGTGATAAAGGTGGACTTGAATACACATATCTCAAACTTATTGAAGCAGATATTGCAAGAGCTGTTGAAGAATCCAGAACAAGGAAGCTTAACTTACCAGATAGACAACTTGATGTTTGTCACAGTTCATTGGACTTGTATAGATTCTTTGACAAATATAAACAGCTTGATAAAGCAGTTACAGACATTGAATCAATTAACTGTGTTCCTGTGTGCATCGGTTTTGCATTCAATAAACAACACGCCATTTCGGTGCCTTTACTTAACTCCATTGGTAAGCATAGACTTACTGATATGGGAGATAACGAGCTTGATGAATGCTGGAGACTCATTGATACACAATTACGAAGACTTAAACTAGTTGGACAAAATCTAAAATATGATGAATTTAAGTTAAATTTAATTGGATTTGAATTACCAAATGTCTATAGTGATACTCTAATTAAAACAAGAGTTATATTTCCAGAATTACCAATTAAACAATTACATGTTCAAAGTAGTCTCTGGACAAGAGAGCCGTTTTACAAGGATGAAGGTAAAGAATTCAAGCTGGGTAAGCAAAACATTGAACAGTTCTTTAAGTATAATAGTAGGGATTGTGCAGTCACCTATGAAATAGATGAGGTTCAGGAACAAGACTTAATTGATTTAAGTGAAGCTCATCATGTTCCATTGGTAGATTATTATTATAATTATATGATGAAGAAACATAAGTTTTATTTGAAGATGGAAAATAATGGCTTTGCTGTTAATGTTGCAAGGCAGAAAGAACTACGAAAAAGATACACAGAGATGGCATTAGTTGTTCATCAGAGAATTAGCGACGCAGTGGGTCACGAAGTAAATGTCAATAGTTATCCACAGATGTTTGAGTTATTATATAACGAGATGAAATTTAAGTATATGAAGCGTAATCCAACGTCAGAGGATACGATTGTAGCATTACTGGGGAATCATGCCAAAACAAAAGAAAAGAAAGCCATCCTCACTGACTTACTTGAAGAGAGAAGAATCAGAACTCAAAAATCTAGATATATCAATTTCAATCCAGATTACGATGGAAGATGCAAAACGTCTTTCAATATTTCAGCAACAGAGACTTGTAGGAGTTCTACGTCGATTCTCAAAAAGCCAGTTAGGCCAAAGAAAATCGGACTTGCGTTTCATACAATATCTAAGCATGGGAGACTGGCAAAAGACATACGTAGCATGTTTATTCCAGATAAAGGGACTGTCTTCCTTGCAGCAGATTCTAGCCAAGCTGAACCAAGAATAGTAGCTGTGCTATGTGAGGACTGGGAGCTTCTAAAAGCATTTGATGATAAAATAGATATCCATAGAAGAATGGCTGGTTTTATATTTGGATATACTAAAAGTTTAGAATTGGGAGTCAATCCAATATTAGTAGTTGATATCTTAGAGAAAGATGGACCAGAAAGGTTTTGTGGCAAAAAGACACGTAATGCAGGCAATTATAACATGGGTAAGAATAGGTTTATGGTTGAGTTTAATACTGACGCTCAAAAGTTTGATATTGCTATGTCTATTAGTGAGTGGCGCGCTGGACAGATGCTTGACTTATTTCATACGGCATCACCTAGAATCAGAGGCAAATTTCATCAGGATATTATTGATTGTCTTCAAAGCACACGAACAATTATCGACCCATATGGGGGAGTTAGAATTTTCAATGGGAGAATGGATGATGAATTATATAAAGAGGGATTTGCCAATATTCCGCAGAGGACTGTTGCACATTTAGTTCAGGGAGCCGCTCTCAAGATAGATGATGAATTAAATGGTGATAGTGCTTTCTTGTGGCTCAGTGAAGACCACGACTCATTAAAAATGCAAGTCCCAGCCGCTAACTGGGAGCCATATGCTAAACTAATGAAGAAGCATTTTCTTACTCCTATTGACTTTTCAACTTACTGTAGTTTGAAGAGAAACTATACATTAGTAATTCCATGTGATATTGAGATGAGTGATACTAATTACGCAGAAATGAGAAAGGTAAAAATATAATGCCTCACACTTGTCATGCTACCAATTGTGAAGTTAAAGTACCACCTGAAATGTTTATGTGCAAAAAACATTGGTTTAAATTGTCTAGAATATTACGAAGTAGAATATGGGCTACATATAGAGTTGGGCAGTGTGACGATAAGAGTCCAAGTAATGAATATTGCATAGCTGCAAGAGAATGTGTAATATCTATCGCTAGGAAAGAAGGTATTGAACCTGACACACGACTATATGACTTCTATATAAGGAGATGAGGAAGGTGAAAATATAATGGATTGTGATAAAGTTAGAAAACTGTTTTTAGAGATAGAATTTGAATCATGTTGTTTATCATGCCATGAGGATGCTGATATTGGATTTGGTGATGATTTATGGTTTTTAGCACCTGATGGTAATACTTATTTTGTATGCTGCTCTATTGGAAGAGGACTTGAAGATGACGACTGATGAGCTAAGAAAGTATTTTAGTGAGACATTTGATATTAATGAATTTCCAAAAGTATTTGAGGTAGATCCTAAATATTGGTATTTTTTATTCTCTGATTGCATATGCCCATCTTGTTATTGCTGGGCCAATAGCATACTGAGGATTGAATAATGAAGTTAGAACTAGTTCTAACTAGATGGGAAGATGGGCTATTCAAGTCCAGAGATAGGATTGAAGTTGATAGCTTTAGTGACCTAATAGAACAATTTGAATTCACTATTATTAATATGAAGGATAAAATAATAGAAGAGCAAGAATCAAAATATAAAATAGCAGAAGATGACGATATTCCTTTCTAGAAAGTGAGGGTAATAAAATTATCTGCATCCTATCAGGCAACTACAATGAAGCTAAAACATGGGCTAGAGGACAACAACTAGATGCTGATGAATGGTTCTATCCTACTGAACCAAGAGACTTATTAGGACATATGAATTTCCATGTTATAGTTATTGGTAGTGCAGGACAGAATATACCATTATCTTATTTTGAAAAAATTTATAATTTAGCTAGAGAACGTGGGAGGCTTGGGAGAAGATGAATAAACCTGAAGATAGAATCATATTAAACGATGTATATGAAGTAATTGAATTAATCTCAGATGCAATCAGACATTCTAAGTCTAATAAAAATACTTCAGAAAGACTAAATGAGGCACATGATTATGTTCATGAATATTGTATGGAAGTAGGTTGGGGCAAAAACGTGTGGCATACCATTCTAGACGATGCTATTAGAATGAGAAGAGAGATAAAAATAAGAAAAGAGTTAGAGGATAAGAAATGAGTAAATTCAGAGTAGGTGATAGAGTAATTAGAAGAGGATTAACAAAAGAAGAACCAATTAGACATGGAGTAATTACACAAGTTAACAATTCATGGAAAGATTATAAAAATCAAACTACAATTCTTTATGCAGTTATATGGGATGATACTAAAATTGAGGAATCTGGATATATGGAAATAGCTAATGGTTTAGACTTTGAGACAACTTAATTGGGTAGACTCACTTGTTGCTGAATGTCTTCATGTCGAAACGCCCGCAAGTTGGCTTTGGTGGTCTTTCATATCTTGCATTTCAGCGGCTGCTGGAAACAATTACAGCCTGACCACATTAAAAGGTGACCTAATATATAAGCCTAATTTATACATAATGCTTTTAGGAGAGAGCGGTTTAGGTAAAGGTTTTCCTATAAATAGGGCTAAGCTATTAGTGTCTAGAGCTAATGTCACTAGAGTAGTGGCTGGACGTAGTAGTATTCAAGCTATTGTTCAAGAATTATCTCGAACCAGAACAGTTGAAGGAAAAGCAACAATCACAGATAGTAGAGGATTCATAATCAATGGTGAATTATCAACTGCAATTATTCAAGACCCAGATTCTCTTACGATTCTCACTGACCTATACGATGGACATTACAATCCTGAGTGGACTAATTTACTTAAAGGTGATGGAGCTGAAAAGCTCAAAAATCCTTATATTACTGCTTTGTTTGGTAGTAGTCCGGCTCATTTCTACGATAGTATACCACAAGCTAATATCGAAGGTGGGTATATTGGTCGTAATCTCATTGTATATGAAGAGAAAAGAAGTAAAGACGTAGATTTATTAGACAATGAAAGTAAAGATGACAACAAATTTGATGAATATTTAGTCCCAAAGTATGTTCCACATCTTGAGAAGGTTGCGAGCCTTAAAGGACGAATTACTCCAAGTGATGATGCAAAACAGTTATTCAATACATGGCGCCGTAAATGGAGAAATTCACAAACATATGATAAGACAGGATTCCTGAACAGAGTTCCTGATCATGTATTAAAAGTAGCTATGTGCTTGACATTAGCTAATTATGAATTCACTGGTGAAATCAGTGAGATTGATATTGAAGAATCAATTCAACGTGTTACACAGTTAGTCTATTCTAATAAGAGAACGACTGAAGGTAGAGGCCCAGATCCATTAGCCGCTGCGACTAAGAACGTATTAGATTACTTGTTAGCGGCTCCTGACCAAGAATTAGCTAGAAGACAACTTCTTTGGAAGGGTTATGGAATGTTCACTAGTTTTACGTTAGATCAGATAATTGACAATCTAATGGAAATGGGATGGATACGTAGGGTGAAAGTTGGAGTTGGAAGTAACATGGATTGGTCCATTAAACTTTCGGGAGAGCCATTAGACTCATACAAGAAATATATGGCTGGTAAGGAGAAGAAATGAATCTAGAAGAAAAAATCAAACATATTAAAGAGTATCCAGAACAGCATAAACATGGTTCTATGAATGGAATAATTAACTGCTCTATGGATAACGGTGCTATTAATATGACTATTTTTGATGCTCATCAGCAGTATGCAAATTATGGAACAAATGGTGGAGTTAGATGTGATGTATCTGAAGGACCATGCTCTTGTGGTGCTTGGCATTAAATTCAAAAGAAGAAAAAATAATGCATTATGTTAGAGTATATCAATTCAATTGCGGCTGTGCTTTTATACCTGCACTAATAGGTATTGAATGGGTTGCGTACTGTCAGAATCATCCACCTGAAAAACAATTAAAATTACCTTTTAATGAGGAGAAAAGATAATGGACAGACTCATAGAGCTAATAAGAGAAGAGTTTGAGAAGGAAGTTGGAGTTAAGACCGGCTGGGGTAAGAATGAAGTAATGACTTGCTTTGATAAAGCGTGTATTAGAGCTATCACTAAATTTGCTAGAGAAAAAGCAATTTCTTTAGACTAATATGACACGAGATCCTTCGTGGAGAAATCGTAGAGATAATCTTGTATATGTTAGATGTTTATGTGGGTTTAATACATGGCGTAAGTATATTCCAGGAGATGAACGGGATGGGAAAATACATGACGGATTTGGCTTTTGTACTAAATGTAAATTACCAATGAAAAGGGCACAGTTTGAGAAAAGGATGATTAACAGGTGAAGCTATGGAACATGAACTATTTGAAGTTTCAGAAGCAAGAATTAAATTTGGTGACTCTAGCTGGGAGGGATTTAAGAAGATGCCATATGACTATTTAGCGGCTCTTCGTGAGTTTCATGAGAAATATGGTCACTATATTAGTAATAGGCCATTTAATGGTGATAAATATCCTTCATTTCCAACTGACGTAGTCAGATTAAGAGAGAAATTAATAACAGAAGAAACTAAGGAATTCCATGATCGGTCATATGGGGTGTGTGGCACACTTGATAGTATCCCAGTCGACATTATAGAAATAGCCGATGCTATAGCCGACTTACTATATGTAGTCTTTGGCGCAGCATTAACATATGGGATACCAATTGAAGAAGTCTTCAAAGAAGTTCACCGTTCTAATATGACAAAGTCAATGATAAAAGATGAAAAATCAATCAAAGGTAAAACAATTAAAGGACCAAACTTTGAGCCACCAAAGATTAGAGAGATTCTTGAGAGGTATATGAAATGATTATAGAACCTGGTGTAATAGTTAGTATTCCCATGTCTAAATTAGAAATTAAACGAGATAAGTTACACGAATATATTATTATGAAATTGGAAGAGCGTGATTATCATGCAGTTCAAGATGCAGGCTCAGACCTTAGAGAACTAGAGGTTGAGATTAGGATTAGGAATGAAAAATGAATTTATTAGTTCCAGCAGAATGTGAATCTGAAATTTCACATTCTTTCTTTCAGAAGATGATAAATGCTATGTCTTTGAGTTTTTTCAAATACGGACCAATTAGATTAGGTTATCCAAAACGTGTAAATGCTATAGCAAGCCTAAAGGCTCGGTTGGAGAAGTATGAGAAGAATGGTAATACAGAATATTTAGTAGATATAGCAAATTTTGCCATGATTGAATTCATATTACCTGCACATCCTAATACTAATGATAATCCTAGTGATAGTAATGAATCCCCAGGTCGTATATGGAATGGTGAAATAGAAGGTGTTCAGGATAGAAATGACTTGAAGAGTAGCTAATGAGGAAAAAAAATGTCAATCAAACAACTACCAGAAATACTTAAAAAGATACAAGAAATACATGAAAGGAAGAATAAAGACTATGCACAAGCTGACGATCCATTTAGTAATTTTAAGCGTGCTAGTATTATTGCTTCTTGGTTTGATGACCCTATTGACAAAGTTTTTGCGACCCTTACTGGAATTAAGCTTGCTCGTTTGGCAGAGCTTCTAAATGGTAAAACTCCATTACATGAATCTATTGATGATTCATTCTTAGATAAGAACACCTATGGAGTTATTTGGCAGGCTTGGAACTTGGCTAAGAATGAAGATGGCACAAAAAAAGAAGATTTACTGCAGAGTTCAAATATTCCGTATAAGTGATGGAAAATGGATGACTAGTGGCTATCTAAATAGTTATGGTGCTGTAATTCCAAAATATCATTTGAAGCCAGATAAATATCTTGTGAGGAGATTCTATGGTAGGAATAATCAAAGAAAAATTACTGGTTAGGAATCTTACTAACTACTTGAAAAGCCCAAACATGAACACCATCAGGACAAAATACAGCCGTATTTCCATTTAATATAGCTATCTCATAAGGACCACTAGTTCCAAATAGGCGGTGTTCAACTTCACCACCTGGTTGGACACTAATTGTGCCAAGATTATCTTCAAATATAACTGTTCCATCACCTTGTTTTATAATTTTTAGTTCTTGCTTAACTAGTTGAACAGGCCCTAAGAATGCTGATATTTTATCTACAGGTTCTGGCATTGGTTCACTCTCTACAGGCACATATAAATTAGTATTAACAAAACCATTATCTTGCCATGATGGACCATTAGTAGTTGGAACATCAGTAAGACATTTGTAAATGTTGCCATCAAGAAAGCAAATTCGGCTAACTGATACAGATGTTCCTTTATAATCTGCAATATTCTCTCCACCATCTTTTCTTAATAATCCTGCTTTATCCTCTTTTGGTGAAGCTCCGATTACACGAAGAGTGAAATCTAATGCACCCTGAACAGTTTTCTCAGCTGGTTTCTCTGAATATAGTTGATTCACTAAGCTAGTATAGTCAGGCACTACCTACCTCCAATGTTTAAGTCATACTCTTCAGGTATGAATGTTGGCTTTCCGAATGAGCCCTTTTCATATGTTTGTGTTCCCAAACCAGCTCCAGATAATCCAAGAATTAATGGAGCTAGCTCTGGATTCTCTTTAAGCACCTCAACCAAATCTTGTGTATACATTGGAAGTGCTGATTGAGCTATTCTATCAGCAAGATGAAATGGAGTTCTATTAGTAGTGTTAAATAAATCAGTTGCAAACTTAGCAGTTGGATGTAGTCTATTAACTCCAAATTGAGCTAATGTGGACAACTCAGTTTCAGGCTTAAATCCTTCACCAAATGGTGTGAACTTACCAGAAGTGCTAGAAGTAGTTCCACCCTTAGCAATTCTACTACCAAGCACTAAATATTGCTGTAAACCTCCTGGTGGATCTATACGTGTATTACCAATCTTAATCTTACCAAAATCAGCATTAGTAGGATCCTTACTAACACTAGCTCCAGCCATCTGAGCAAGTCCAGCTATTGTCCACCAAGTTCCAATTCTTCTAACTAAAGCAGACAGATATTGTTTTCTTACAAATGGATTAGCCATAATATAAGTAGATGGATTAAGCATTCTTATCTCAGAAGAGATTTTACGGGGGCTAAAGAACGTATTAGATAGGAGTCTCGCATTACGTTCTAGATTGAACTCTTTACTTAGTTTCTTGGAAATACCAATTTCAACTCCAAGTTTTCCAATTGAAGTAGCTGTATTCACAAACTCTGCAATTTCTCTTCCAAGAACCAAATTACTTTGTGGATTTAATCCATCTTTAGTAGCATCATTAACTAAAGTCTCAAATGTATCAGCTCTTAGATTGTTCAGGAATGATGTATAGGCTCTATTCGAGCTTCTAATATACTTGCCATAGACAGGAATACGTTCTGCTAATTGACCACGTAATGCTTCTTCCCTCTGTGAATATTTACCCAGATCACTTAGCTTTAGTCCAACTTGGTCTGCATAAGATGGAGTCTCAAAACCACCAACTCTGCCAGGAGTAGACTTAAAGAGTGGTTTCTCTTTAATACTATTCTGAATAGCATCATGAGTAGCTTCACTACCAAATGATTTAGCAGCGGATGCCCACGATCTGAACCAGTGTTTAGTGCCAACTAATGGTGCAGCTTGGCGGAATGCAGCACTTGTCATAAATGGTGGGTCAACAGACATTGTTCCACGGGCTAGGTCATAATACTGTTGAACTTTACCAGGTTCTTTTTCAGTAGCTTTAGCAAATTTAGATGCTTTAGCTAATTCAGGTCTTAGTTCTTTACCTTCAAATTGAGCAGGACCAATCTGTTTACCAGTTTCATCTATTGGTATAAATCCACCAGTTTCTCTATCTAATTTGTATCTAGGTTTGATAGATATTTTGGGAGTTTCTGTTGCTTTTATTTGAATTTCTTCTAAATTTAATTTAGGAATAGTAATTTTAGCTTCTGGAGTAATACTTTCTGGTTTTTTATAAATATTAGATATTTTAACTTTGCCAGGCTCTTGTCCAGACAACTGGGATTTAATTCCTTGCCGAATTTGATTACCTAGTTGTCTAGCTTCTTGCTCTTCAAGACCTGTATGGTCCATTACGAATTTAAGATAGCTAGAATCTCTTAGAGACTTTTGTTTTTGTGCAATAATGAATAATGCCTTATCTAAATCACTTTCAAATTGCGGCTCATATGAATTCTGGCCGATATTAAATCTGGGCTTAGCTCCTTGTAATTCTCTTGGTAATATTGGCATTCCTAACTTATCTTCAAACTTAAGTTTTGCTGATGGAACTTTATCTTCAAACTTAAGCTTAGATAAGAATTCTGGAGTTTCTGGTAATTTAGCTAAATCTGCTTCTGCTTTCATCTCACCTAATGTCTTGCCACCAGTTTGTTTTAAAGATTGAGTAAATTTAGGACCTTCTATAGGCTCTAAATCTAATTTAGGTTTAGTTATTGGACGTTTTCTCACTCCAGCCAAACCACCAGCTACTTCGACTAAACCAGTAGCTCTTTCACCTAAAGTAGCATTAGGTCTAGCTGTTTGATAAGCTCCATGAGCAACAACTGGTAATGAGGCTAATCTAGTTCCTGCTCTCATAGCACTAGCAATACCAGTTAATCCTTTCTTAGCCGCACCAAGCTCTCCCAAACCTAATGCAGTTAAGGCAAGATTAACTGGTGAAGTTAGACTACTAACTAATTCTCCAGCACCTTCTACAGCTCCACGAGCAAATCCTTTAGCTCTAGCCTTTACGCCAGATAAATATGATGGATCTACGTCAGAAGGTTCATCAATATACTGCGCAATAGAACGAGCAAACTCAGATGGAATTTCAGTAACAGGTTCAGTTATAGCACTACCAACTTTAGATATAGAATCATAAGCCTTAGACAACCATCCTTTTTCTGGAGTCGGTTCTTCAGTAGAGATAGGAGCAATATCTAGTTCTGGAGCAATAGTAGTCTCTTCTACTGGCTCCAAGTCCAAACTAGTATCTTCAACAGGTTCCAAATCAAGCTTCTGAGGCATTACTTAACCTGTTTATAACCCTGTTTAGTAGCTTCTCCTAGCTGAGACTTTGGAAGGTTAAATCTCTTACCATCCTTTTCAACCATTATCTTATCACTAGTAGTAGTTGGTTTAATTTCAGCTTTCTTCTCAGATGGTAGTTTGATATCTTTACCAGGCTTATATAAAGCACTATTAATCCTATCAAACTCAGGTGAACCTTGTGGAGCAGTATTAACTGGATTACCTCTCTCATCAAATGTAATAAACTTACCTAAATCAGGTCTAGTATTTACTAATTCACGAGCTATATTCTGTTGGGTCGTTCTAAGTTGTGTAGGAGCTAGTTCTTTATTAGGCCTAGTATCTTGTAACTGTTGTCTACCAGCAATGCTAGCAGCTATTTCTCCTAACCTCTGTTGTCCACGAGTACCTTGGATATCTCTTTGAATATCACCACGAGCACCAATTTGCTCCATCCTTTGTCCACCAGTTAGTCTTAATCTATCTTCTTCATCCATCTTACCGGATGAAATACCTAAATCCATAGTCTCACCTGTAAGTGGATTAATAGCTGATACATTACCTCCAGGTGGCATAATAATTTTCATATGTGGATTTTTAGCTTTGAAGTCATAAATATCTGCTCTTTGCTGTCTGATGGCAGAATCTCTCTCTTTAATTCCCATTCCGTGTCTAGCTATATCACCTCTAGATTCAATTTCTTTCTCTTGCAGTCTAAATGCTTCTTTTTGAGTAGGAGTAATACTTCTATCAACAGTCTGAATAAACTTTTCTGGTTCAGTAACCATAGGTTTAGGCCCGTATCTAATTGGTCCTTCACGATTAATATTTATCCCAAATGGATTTTGTCCACCTGTATCATATTGAATTCCAGCATCAAAATCAGGCATTCCAATAGGTTTGCCTTGTACTGGAAACAAATTTTGCATTCGTAGCTTTTCGATGAAGTCTGTTGGCATAGTCTTATCTCAATCTGGGACGTGTCGGTTCAGAAATTCCCATAGAAGGTGAACGTCTACCTGGTAATGGTTGTTGATTAATGCGATGTTGTAGTTCAGCACCTTGTAATGCTTGATCTCCAAAGGTTTTAGCTAGCGCAGGAGTAGTTCCATACAATGAACTGGAACCACCTAATGCTGATAACTGTTGTGCATTCATAGCTTGTTGATTTTTCATCATATCTTGAGCTAATTGAGCATTGACATTAGTTGTAGCTCCAGATAGAGATTCAGACATCTCACGAGCCATTTTGGCTTTCACGGCACCATAATTAGGTGAATAACCACCTTGTAATGCTCTCTGCCTATCAACATCTCTATTAGCACTTGAATAAACTGAACGAATTGGTGAAATACCACGTTCTCGAATATCAGCCTGCTGCTGAGCTGAATATTGACCTTTGTTTGCTATATTTCCATACATTTCATTAAATCTTTTCATTAAACCAGAATAATCCTCAGCCTGTTGTTCAACGCCAGTATTATATAATTGATATTGTCTAGTTAGTGGGTCTAAATTTGGCTGTACTCTTCCGTACGGCTGTCTAAGTGATTGTGTATTAAGTAAGTCGATTCCAGCAGGTGGCACAAATTTCTCCTAAGAATCCAAAGCACCATAGCGCAAATTCTGTGCAATTCTACGTGCCCAACCTTTACTAGCATTAGGCCAATTCTTTAATCTAGTCATGAAATCAAGTCTTTCCGCATTTAATCTCATGATAATATCTGATTCTATCATAGAAGATGCAGCAAATTTACTTACTGGACCCCAATAGCCATCGTCAGCAACATTCACTGCTCTTTGTAGATATCTAATAGCAGTCTGAATTCCTGAATTTACTGCAAAATCAAATATTTGAAACTGAACTACATCAGTCCATGAATCTAATTCCAATTTATTCCAAAAGTCATATCTATATATGTTAATTGCATCTTCACGAGTTAATTCTTTAATAATTAGATTAGGGTATGCTCTCTTACTAATACCCCATTTAGTTTCTCCACCAGGATCATCAGGATTATTGACATATCCACCTTCATGATCGACGACTCTCCCAAATATTTCAATAAATTGCATAAAATTATCCACTAACCCCAATCTCACCTTCTCCTTGAATAGTTAATGCAGTAGGAGTATTAGAACCACCAACTAGAAAATCGGCAGCATCTAGTCTTGCCATTCCATACCAATCATACGCACTATTAGCAGGAATAGAAAAGCCTGTTCCAATAAATTCAGTTCCAATCGCATTAGCACCTGTAGCACCCAGATATAATGTAAACGTCGCGGCAGCAGCTGTTTTATTAACAATTCTAATATGTCTCAATACTATGTACTGACTACTTGAACCACCATTAACTCCACCAGATGCAGTAGGTGGATTTAGAATATTAGTTGTTAATGTAGTTGTTAATGCAAGCGGTCCGAACCTAAAAATTTTATTTGCTGCCATCAGATTTCTCCGATATCTTATTAACGACTTCTACTAGTTGAACTTTTAGCTTTTCTAAATCTTTTTTTAAGGCATCATTCTCAGCCTGAAGAATACAGACTTGAAATGCAAGTTCACCCAAATTACGTTTAACTACAACATCTAAAAGAATTTCTGGCATCTCACGTCCAAAATGGAATGTATCGTACAGCGGCTCCGTCAAGAATTTCAATATATCCAGATGGATTATTTGATGGGACACCACCAGTCCATGTAGTTGCTGGAGTATCACTAGTTGCTGTTATTTTAAAATTTGGATTACCTGCTGAAATAGCACTCAAATCAATTTTAACCCCTGATGCAATTGCCTGGAAATCTCCACTATTTGCAAATCTCCAAATACTAACAGCAGTTACAGATGCATTTGGAGTAGTTTGAATAGCAATTTCTCCACCACCATGTGTAGAATCATAATTTTCAGTTGCTATGAAGTTAAAAGCAGCGGAAGCATGAGTTAAAAATGCACCAGAACCATAACCTCTTGCTTGGAACGAAAATATTTGATCTCCATTTAATGTTGCTGATGGAGACGATTGACTTCCTCTAGCTCTTCTAGCTGTAATATTAGCACTAGTTGCTACACTAACTGCATTAAAGCTATCTAAAACTACTGAATAATCAGCATCAGAAGCTGCAGCAAAACTCGCAAAAGGATTACTAGCATATCCTAAATGACCAATAAATCCAGTTGAAGCAATTCTTAATCTCTCTATTGGTGAAGTAGCACCATTTGGAATTGTTCTAAAGCTTATATAAGACTCATGATTAGAGCCACTCCAATTAGAACCTACACGAAAAGCAATTTGAGCAGAAGTATCACTAAATCCTAATGCATATTCACTCCAATCAGTAGCAGAACCATCATATCCACGTCCATCAAGTATTAGAAGATAATCATCAGTTTGCAATGTAGTTGGTGAAGCAAGAGTTCCTCGTGCAGCAATACCAGTGAAAATTGGTTGTGGAACAACTGCACCACCGGAAAAATGTTGATGACGAATAACTGATTCACAAGGATTAGCATTTGACTGCCTACGAAACCATCCAATCCAGTCTCCGCCATAAAAATCTTTAGATGTAATAATAAATCCAGATAATCCATATTCTTTTATATCACCAATACTTACTGGCCCAAGTATTCCTTGTTGGGCATCAATTTGCCTATTAAATAATAATTCATTAAATGGATCACTACTACCATCCATTCCGCTATCTAATGAAATTCCTACTCCTGGTATTCCTTGAACACCTTGTGGTCCTACTGGTCCTATTGTAGTGCTACCACTGGAAACAGCATTAGTTAATTCAGAAGTAGATTTAATTAGGTTATAAATGACTTGATATAGAGGATTATCCTTCTGTTGTAACCCTGTATTTAGTAATTGTGCAAATAGTCGTGATGGATCGAACATTACTGTGGATAACCAGTTGCTGTTTGTTTAATAAATATTCTAATTTTAGAAATATTAAAAGTTTCATCAATAGCAACAGTTCTAATTTCCAATTGGGAATATTGATCTTTAAAATTAGCTAGTGTATTAGCTTCTTTATTAGTAGTTGCCTCCATTGCAACATTGGCTAATTGAGTATTATGAACATCATCTAAACTTCTTAAATATTGCTGAAGATTACCTGAACCAGCCACACGAATTCTAACTGTATTGAAGTGTAATATTTCACCAGCTGAAAATTGCCTAGCCACCAATAAATCCAGTCTTTGCAAATGGATTTGGAATTCTTACATTAATTGTAGCACCTGGAGTATCTCTATCATAGAGAGTGTCTGCTGTCTTATCTTTAATAATTCTATAAATTCCGCTTGCATTCTCAATTAGAATTGTTATAATTCCAACAAATATAGTTCCACCACCAGATGGTGGTTTAATTACAGCCACAATTTGTGCTGTTCCACCAGAGTTTCCAATTTCAGGAGGAACAGTAAATACTACTCTATCTGGAGTGCAGATTTCAATATACTGGTTTGGGACATCGAAAGTCTCTCCACCTACGATTATTTGAATGCCTTCAAGATTAGGACATAAATCTTCGTCAGGAGACGTAATTACAATTGGTGACCCAATTACAACAGGACCAGGTGTCTCTAATGTCCACCGAAAAGCCTGACTCCATGTAACTATCATGCTCCAATTATTTGTAACAATTAATACTGAGACATTACCACTCAAATCTACGGTAGTAGAACCTGCCGCAGCAGTGCCAATAGTAAGAGTATTAAATTGACTGGCAGATATATTGTTACTTGATAATATTATTCCGACTTGAGTGAAATTAATTATAAAATCATCATAACTCATAAATCCTTGTGGAAAAGCTCCACCAGGATTCTGAGAAAAATCATATTCTACCTCAATTATAGGATTCGTACTCAATGATATAATAGTCTGAAAATTTGTAGGCGGTGTGTTAATTTCTTGATCAATATTAGAAGTGCTTATAATATTTTCATCAGTTATCCAACTTGGAAGATAAGGAAATGGAACTAAACCAATTTCATATTGAGATGCTCCAGTAATTGCATCTAGAATACCAGTAGCCGCTTCAAATGAACCCTGAGTAGTTAGTGAAACAGCTGCATTAAATCTAAGAACGACTTTTGATATTGCTGAACCAACAGGAATTGGCCCAATTACACCAGCATGATCAGCATCACCCATTAATAAATAATCTGGGCCTGGAGTTACTGTAACTTCTGCAGTGATTTGCTCAGGAGATGGTAAAGGACCAGCATCAACAAAACTATCAGAATGAACTCCACTAATAGACAAATTACAATTACTTCCAGAATCTGTAGCATTAACAAGCGTGCCAAGACGCTGGATATTATCTACATCAAAATTCCCACTATATGTAGTAGTAGACATTAATCTGTATCCGCACCTATGACTATCTCATCGATATTATGAATTGCTACTGTATTAACACCCATTTGATATGACCACGGTGCCCACTTTATCTTTTTATAATCAAATCCATTACCATAATTGCCACATAGAAGTCTTCGGTCTGGTAATGCACAATAAATTTCTTTCTGGATTGGTGCATTAACAATTTGAATAAGCCTAAAATCATTCCTATCAAGATTTTTCCAAAAATCTTCAATTTTCCAAGTTAACTCTGGAGTTAAGTATCGACCATTAAATACTGATATACCCTGGTAAGTACATATGATAAGAAAATCAACAGAAGAAGAACCAGAATCTAATACTGTGGCAATACCATGAACACACGTACCTAATGCATTATCTATGTTTACAAGTATCCAACTAGATGGAACATCACCATTATCTGCATATGAAACAGTTCTTGCACGTTTGAATACATAGAAGACATCACGTAATTCTTGCGAATTAGTAATTGGATTTCCATCTAAAGGAGTAACTATAAGACCATCTATTTGACTAATTGCTTCTGGTTCTCCTAGTGCTGATACCAAAGTCAAAGAAATATCATTAAATGTAGTAGATAAACAAAGACGATTATGATATAATGCAAGAACAGCACCAGCCGGAATTTCTGCAAAGTTATCTAGTAGATGCGAAGCATCATCCAGTAAATCAGCATCGAAGAATGATATGTTATTCAATACTGTTGTGACATTATCATTAATTGTTGCATTTGGAACGAAGTAAAATGTATATCCTGTAGTATTACCATTATAACCAGTAATTACTTTAGTAGCAACAAGATGCCTCTTAGTAACAGTTGCTCCACCAACCGGAACAGTAGAGAATGAGACAGAGAATGTTCCACTAGTATTAAATCCAGTAATAGCTCCTGGTGCTGTTAGATAGCCAGAATTTGTTTCAGCAACGAAAGCAAATAGATGAAACCCAGCATCTGTATTTCCTGCTGCGCCATTTGCAATAGTTAATGCACCTGCTAATGGTGAACCAGCGGCTTTACGAGCGGCTGTTCCATCACCTGCATACACATAAAGAAATTGACTAGATAGCCCCTTTTCAATGTTTAAATCACCAGTAACAAATGTTGTAAATGGACTAATATATGCTCGTCCTGCATATGAAACAAATGCAAAATCAGTCATTCCAACAATAGATAATAGTGGCCCAAAAACAGTAGTTGAATTTACAACATGATGAATACTACCAGTGTTTGTAGCATCATTAAACGTCAATACGATCAATGTATTACCAGTTGCTATTGGATAATTATAGATTCGTTTAACATTTGATAATGGAACAGCTACATCCTGGCTAATTCCTATTCCGTCTCTAGTTCCAAACGATGATGTGCCAACAAATTTTATATTTTCACAATCCTCAAAATGATCTAATGGTGCATTTTCAGGATCTCCACGTTGCCATAAGCCATTGAATTCAGATATAACTACTGGAGAATGATCACGAAGTTTCATAATTTAATTCGCTCATAAAAAGGGCCATCCTACTTGTCCCTCTTCCTATTCTTTATCAACACGGAGCAATGATAAAGTCCCACGGCAAGAGTTAGTATCATAGGATGGCCCAACTCACTAATTACGCAGGAATACCAAAATCAATAGCATCCTGTAAGTAATTAACCCATGTATCAGTTGCATTACCAGTGTATCCACCAGCTGGGTCGAATCCAGCATTATCAACATTAAACACATTCATATAAACGAAGTTACGAAGACCAGTATTTCCTGATGCAAGATTAATAGTAGTAGTTGTTGCTTTAGCAATAACATTATGTAGAAAATCACTATCAACCCAAGCACCAACAATACCATTAACACTTGGTAGAAATCTACTATTGCGAACCATCCATCTTGATGGAATAGCAATTCCCTGATTAGTTACTCTAATAGCAGCTCCGCCTGCACCAGAGAAGTCCTCAAATGAACAATTTTCAATCAATACGTTAGATGCACCACCAAAATCTTCTAATCCAATAAATCCACCACCCAATCTACATCCACGTAATGTCAAATGGGAAGCATCTGGATAAGTAGCTGTTTCTTCGCGGTGCATTTTAATACATGCATCATCAGTTGGTCCATTAAAGAAGATGTTCTCAAATGTCCAACCTTGTTCTCTTAATTCAATTAGTGGAGTAGCCGCTGCTGGAGATGTAGGAGCTAACCAAGTAGCACCACCACCAGTTGGAACACCGCCGCTAGTAGCTTGTCTCGGCTGATTAGCGGCTCCAATAACAGTAACATCAAATACACCAAGTGGTGCTATTGCCTGTTCTCTCAATACACCACCAATAACAATAACATCTCTTGAACGAAGATGAGGTGCTAAAGCAGTAAATGTAGTGAAGGTAAATGCCCCACGGGGACCGTTTCCTTGTGGAAATATATAAAATGCTCTACTTAGTGCTCCTAGTCCACCAGAACCACGAGCTACATCTCTGTTATCTGTTCTTAACTGTTGCCAAAATCCCGGCATTGTCATTTCCAGCCTCCAGTCGTTACGACCAGCATCTTAGATGCCAAAGGTATATTATCTCACATATAGCTTCTAGATTTATAAGATGCTCTAAATGGACGATGCCTAATACTAATTGATTGACGCCCTTTAGTACCAATTCCTAATGCTTTGTCAAGAGATATCGTAGCTTCTACATTCAATGATTGAGCACGAACATCATTCTCTTCTACAAACTTAGCAACATGAGCCGCTGTACGATACTGCAGATAGGATTGGGCGTTAATAACACCTAATTTAGCATATTCATCTACAACTAGAGCAAATAAGTTACGTATATAATCCATTTTAATATCATTATCTTGATTAGCTGGTAAAAATTTGATTTTCTGGCTAGCCCAAACATAATTACTAAGTTGATTAATCTGAACTCCAGCCGCTGATAAATCAAGACTATTAACACGAGTCATTGGAACATATGGGTCAATTCCTTCAGATCGTTCCCATAGCTTCCTAGGTTCAATTAAGTTACTTGGTAGATAATCTACATCTGGATTTGAAGGTATTGGTGCAAATATAATAGAGCTATTTCCAGCAGGAACGTTAATAACGGCTGATGTCTCATCAGATACTGGAATATTATTAAGCTCATATGACTCCTGTAAATCACGTAGAGCCATATTCAAATAAGGAATTTGAACGGTATAAGTATAAGTAGATTTAGCAGTATCATTCAATAATGAAGCTGCTGAATCCATAACAGAAGATGCTAATAGATTTGCTGTTGTCATAGTTACTCAGCAAACTTAATATTGAGAGATTTCGCTTTCTCAGTGTCAACAATAGCGTGACAATTTGGGCAAACTGGAAATCCTGGATTTCTTGGAGTTCCACAAGCAACACATCTAACATTCTCAATCATTGTGAAATCTTTCATCCAATCCTTCTCAGTCAAATTGAGATTCTTTGCAGCCATTCTCATATCATCACTAATAGTAATTGGATTGCCATTTGTTTTAGCCCAAAGAGTATCCGCCATCTTAACTAATGCTTGGAACCAACGTTCCTGATTAGCTTTAGCTTTCTCAAGTGTTGATTTATGCTTAATTTTTAGCTCAATCTTAGTAAACTCACCAGGAATATAGAAAATTCCAGGCATTGCATCAACCATATTACAAGCAAGAAGCCCATTGCAATAATCTTTTACAATTGAATCTGCAACCTGAATTGAACTATTTGGAATTTCAAGCAGTGGAGATTCTTCATCAACTTCTCTCCACCAGGAACTACTACCAACTACTAGAATTGCAGGATTCTCAAAACTACCAGCATCTAAATGAAAGCGGCTGGGCATAATTGTATGTTTAACTTCATCTAGCTCTTTAGGATAAATTGAAACAATAGTTGACTTATCCATAGGATTGACAGGTGCTCTAGTCGTCCGGCGCCTTGTCAATCCTTCAAAACCTGGAAATCCTACTGGAGACATTAGTGTATCCTTTCAAAATTTCTGGGCACTATGATTGATTCACCAGTCGCATATGTAGTACCTTGCAAAGACGACTGTTCCCCAAATAATTCTTCAATAATATTATCTATTCTTTTCTTTTGCGCAACTAATACCTCTTCTGTATTTTCACCATCTGGGTCAAAATATCTTTTTATAAATCTATTATCTTTATGTTGAACAGAAAGAATTACGCTTATAATTAATTGAATAGCCTCCCATTTTGGAGGAATTGGATTATCATTCTTATCTCTAAATGTCCAAAGTGGTTCATATGATGTCTGAATTTCTGGTATTTCTTTTTGTTGATTTACTGGAACAGAAACTAACCTCTCAAGAATATACATATGTGGTGCCCACTGCCTATATTTGGGAACCAATCGAGTTTCTACAACAGTTCTTAGATATACTCCAAATGAAGTAATATCTTCGTATTCTCCGAATCGCCATTCAAACTCCTCATCTCCCCAAGTTATACGCCACATAGGTCTAGATGAAGCTGTATCTATGCCAAATAAATCAGCTAATCGTTTGTTGATTACTTCAATTGGTTCTGTGAGTTCCATTAGCTATTCAGCTTCCTAAAAGTGCTGTCTTCACCATTCATCAAATCTTTTCTGAATATCATATAATATCGAAATAAAAATGGGCTCCTAAAAGTATAATATAGATGGAGAATGTAATCCCCAAATCCATATTGCATTGGATTACGAAATACAGATGGCAAACTATAATACCATCTGTATCTAATCAGATAACGATGTTGCAGGATCTTCATAGAATTTAATGCCGGTTCCTAGCTGAGCCGGCAAGGGCTTTTTACTAGATAACTATTATGCTACTGTCTGAACGTAATAAAGCTGAGTTCTTGGGTCATAATGCAATGTAACTGGCCTGTCTGCCACAGAAGTATATGAAGCATGAATAGCACCATCTCCAGAGCCACCAGAAGTAAAAGCACCAGCATAAGCTGACGTAAAGACAAATGTCAACTGATGATAGCCTGGCATTGGAGGTGTAATCTTAGTAATTTGGGTTGTTCCGGTAACCCTAGTAAATCCATGAACAGGAGCAATCGTTGCAGCAGATGCAAGTGTATTAGGCTGTGCATTCTGCTCAGATTGTGGCTGTCCAATATTGTATCGGTTGAGTTCACCCATTTTAATAACTCCTAAACGTATCCGGCCGGAATGGCCAAGTCATCGATATACGCCGTAGCGGCTGGATTATTAACAAAGAATTGCATACCGCAGACCATATAGAAAATATCAGCCGTAGCAACTCCACCAGATGAGCTTCTAATCTCAAAGATTCTCCTACCATCAGTCATGTAGAAACCAATTGGTAGAATCTCTCCTCGACCCCAAACCTCATCCGATATGAAGTCAATACGCTTTTTACTCCAATTATAAGATGGCTTGTCAGGAGCACCAGCGAACTGCATCCTGTCAAAATACATATCCAAGCCTTCTTCTTTGGCTTGTTTCTGAATCATAATTACTGACTGACCAATATCTTCATAAGCCTGCTTCTGACAAGGGTGCAACCAAGCATTTGGCTTGAAGTTATTGTCAATACCTACTCTATTTCCAATCTTATTAATTGCCAGTCTCGGCAATGGCAAAGAGAGAGCAGAGCTACCACCATTGACTCGGTTTGACCGAATCTCAGGAGTAGTAGCACGGCTAAATCCAAGCCAAGTACCAGTGCTAGCATTAGAATGCTGATATGGAACACCATATAATGCAGGCAATGACAAAGGAGCAGTAATACCATCGACAACAATCAAATCAGTTGCGATAGCACCAGCAATAGCTGGAGTTACATCAATAGAACTATTCTCAACGTCCCATTGAGTAATTTGTCCTTTACCACGTAGCGTTGCCAGTGTAGTATCAAATACTTGAACTGTCTGACCATAACGCACAAGACGTGCGCCAAATTCAGAATCCAGCGTATAAGTATCGACTCCACCAGAAGTGGTAACTACATC